CTTTTTTTAAATATAATTAGTAAGATCTCTTGTCCATCTATCTTTAAACTCATTAAGATGGTGATCTTTATTTAATAAGGAAATTTTAACGAGACTCAAGTAAGTTGGAAAACCTTCCTTGATTATTGCGGGATCAATATTACTCTTCCTTATTAATCGAGTGACATAGCCATGATTATTAGATATTACTTTGTCCAATTCTTCTTGCCACCCCTCAGGCTGCTCAAATGCCATATAAAAATGAGCACAAGCATCGTACCATGCTTGGTTAAAAGGATTATCATAAACACCCGAGATTGCAGAGAGAAAATAATCTAATCCTGACCTATAGTCCCCACTGCCTTTCGCAAATTTTTTCATGTTTACATCTATCGGTCTATAATGCACGACGACAGGCATTCCTGGAATGGCGAATTTCTCAGGGGTCTTAATAGCATACTTCTGTAAGAACACGACTCCTTTACGTTTGAGACCCCCTGATCCATCTGGTACGCTAAGGAAATGCTGATGATATTCATAATCTCGAATAGTAAAATTGGCAAATTGAAAGAAAAATGATGATATATTCTCACTAGTAAACCAAGGAGTGAGTTCATGATGGAAGCCTAACACATTATCATCACCATAAACTGCTAAGCGAACTCTATCGTTTTTCTTATGCTTATTATATAGACGTCTAAAGTTCATATCTGTAAGAGATAAGTATGAAAAATAGCAATAATAGACAAATGCCGTAATCCAACTATCTCCATGTGAAGTCTCGTATGCACCAGATGGCATCACTCCATCTATTAATCTCCACACATTACCTATCATTTGAGTAACCTTAGTGGTCAGTCTAAAAGTACTTATATCCAACATCTTCTTATACAAAATTTCATCTTCCTTAGTCTTAAATTTCATATAAACCAAAGCACTCCTAGAATATATCTCTAAAAAAGTCTTTAATACACTCGTGTCATAGCCAGTAATATCAAAAGTAACATAACGCATATCAGGATCATCATAGTGAAAGGACTCCGCAAACAGTTGCATACCTCCTTGGTTCCAATCCCTTCCTATCTGTATAACTGATCCTCTTTCAATTTTTTGACGATAACCTTGTACTAACTGTGACAAAAGTATTGTTACTAAATCCGGTATAAAATACTCACGAGCTTTTCCTAATATTTTCTCAAAGGCCTCTACAGATACGCCTTCAACATGATGCACTTCATTTTTGAGAACTATCTTATGAAATGCTGGAGGCAAATGGAAAACGCCCGTTTTATAATACTCTTCTATAGCAGTATCAAGTATCTTTGCTGCGTAAAAGACT